TTCCGAAAAGGAAGTCCGCATGACGCGCCTCGCTCAAATTGATCTCAACTCCGTCGCTCCTCTTATGCCGGGCGACAAGGTAGCAGGTCGTGTCGCCAGCCGTGGCGAGCACTTCGACTGGCAGCCGCAGTCTGGCAAAATCCATTCATCTGAGCCGATCCCGGTTAGATTGCCAAATGAGCACGAACGAAGCCTTCCGCTTTTTCGTGATCTGACTGGCGCGAGGATAGGAAGACTGCTCGTCCAGGGCATCGCGACCAATTTCACTTCCACAAATGGTCAGAATTGGGCCGTTCGCTGTGTGTGCGGCTCATACGAAACCCGCAAGGCGAAATACATCAAGGCATGTCTCGCCGGTAACAATCCCGGCCAAGACGAGCCCATGTGCGATTGGTGCGCCAAGACGCGCAAGCTTCAGCGCGGCATCGGCGTCAAGCGTGACGGCCCTCTGGTTAAGATCGAGGGCTACAAATGACGGAATCCTCTCGGGAAATCTCGTTTCATCTACCGATGCCGCCGTCCCTATGGAAGCTTTATCAGGGCCGCGGTTTCACAATGCGCCGATCGGCAGAATACAAGAGCTGGATTGAGGAAGCCGGTTGGATGCTGATCGCCCAGAGGAACCGCGGTGGCAAGTTCCGACGCTTTTCTGGCGACGTGGCCGTTATTGTTGAAGCCTACCGTGGTGCGAACAAGGGCCGCGACATTGACAATATCCTCAAGGCGATCTGCGATTTACTGCAGTCGACCAGCACGATCTCCAATGACAATTGCGTCGTAGATCTTCACGCCCGCTGGGTAGAAGAAGGCGTTCCCTGCACCGTAACGGTGAGGGACGCCCCATGAGCAACCGTGCTTGGATGCCACTCCACATTGCCGATTATCTCGCTGACACCGGGCACCTGACCGCGGCTGAACATGGCGCCTACCTGCTTTTGATCATGCACTATTGGCAGAACGGTAGCCTGCCCGAAAACGAGCGCGTCATTGCCCGCATCGCCAAACTGACGCCGGAGCAGTGGGAAGAGAGCCGCGACATGCTCGCCATGCTCTTTGGCCCGGGCTGGAAGCATAAGCGAATAGATGCCGAACTCGCTAAGGCTGATGAGATAATCGAGAAGCGGAAAGCCGCAGCCGACGCCAGGTATGGGAAAAAGAAACCCACATCAGATGCAAATGCAGTGCACATGCAGAGCAATTGCAATGATACGGGCGCGTTACCGACAACCTCTGAACCTTATTCCTCACTTCGTTCGGAATCTGAAAAAGAAAGCGCGCGTGCTGATTTCGATGATTGGTTTTCGTCATGGCCTTCGGCCGCAAGCGACGATGCCGATGCAGCGTTCAAAGCCTGGTCAGCATTATCCGGCGAAGATCGAGCGCTAGCCGTTTCCAAGACCGTTCCATACCTCGAAGCCGCCAAGGGAGGTGGCCGCACGGTGACGTGCTCGGCTGCCAAATATCTCAGCAAGCGCATGTGGCGGCAAATTCCTGCCAAGCCTGCTGAACCTCCTCCAAAACCCGCAAAATCGGTGATCTCGACCGCCGCCAACTATCAGTCGAGAGAGGAATACATCGCAGCCGAGATGGCGAGATCAAAACGGAGCTTCGAACGATGAATATCCACAACACAGAACTAATTCGCCAACATCGGCATTACGCCGAGATCCGCGATAGGCTGACCGGGAAGCCTTCAAAGCCCGAGCCCGCGGCGAAAGTCGCATCTGATGACGACCAGATCGCCGCTGGCATGCGAACTATGATCAGCAAGCTCACCAAGGAAGTTCGGTTTCTTCGAGAATGCCTTCGCCACTCAGCCTCAGCCGACCAGAGGGTCAAGGATCTGGAGCTTTCCCTTGCCGACGCTCATGCCAGCATACTTGCCCAGGCTGAAATGCTCAAGGTGCAGGAGCAATCTGACGTCGACCTCGATGACGACAATCAACCTTTGATGCGCCGGCCGGTGCGCGTCATCGCTGAGGAAGTGCTTCAGGACTATCCCGGCATCACCTGGGAAGATGTGAAAGGCATTCGCCGCGTTCGCAAACTGATCAAGCCGAGGAAGGCATGTATCCGTGCCGTGTTTGAGGAACGCAAGGATTTGTCATCGGTGAAGATCGGCAAAATTTTTGGCGGTCGCGATCATTCCACGATCCTGCATTCGATCAGGACCGCGCCATGAGCGACATGGAAGAATTCAGCAAAGCTGTAAGGCGCCTTCCGCAGCCGGTCTCTTGCTTCTCGAATGGAGCCTGCTGCCCATGGTGTGGTGGTCTGAATAAGACCGTGACGTTCGGGATGAACAATTGCCAGGAATGCGGCAAAGCATATGCCTTTGGCTATCCAGACGGGCACGAGGGGAAAGACCCTGTCAGTTGGGTGCCATTTCCCTTTGCAGAATTCGACGCGCTCGGCGGCAGGGCTGAGCTGATTCCGGAATTTCATCCGAACAAGCGGCTTCAGGAAATCTACTTCCTGAAGTCGGAAGAGCATCTCGGCGTCTACGCCGACATGTCCAAGGCAAACTGAAACCTTCGATAACCGAGCGGCGGCTCAAACCACGAGGACAATGAAATGGCGGCACGAGAAGAATGGTATGCGATCAGGACGGCGCCAGGCACCCAGCGCATGGCGCGGGCGATCGAGGGCCTTCCCGTAAGCCGGATCGGTGAAAGCATCATCGAGCGCAATCTGAGAAACGAGGGCATAGATGTCTACATGCCGGCATATTGGCATGAAAGCATCCATCACCGGACAAACAAGATCATCGAGCGGCGCCTGCCGTTACTGGTGGGATACGCCTTCGTCCATCTCCCGCGGCTCAACTTCGAAGAGGTGAGGGCAGTAGAGGGTGTGATTTGCTTCCTCCGCGGGAACCGAGATTTTGGCCCTGTCCGCTTTCGGGTCGACGATATCGCCGTCATGGCTGGCGAGGAGCTCCGCCGCCGGCAGGAAATCCGCCACGAGAAAATCACACGCTTCGAGAAGGAGAAATCGAGCCAGATCATGCATCTTCGGGGCAACCTCCGTAAGATCCTCAAGAAGGGTCGGTCGAACCGCTTCAACCTCAAGGAACAGGCGATGCTCGCGATCCAGAGCATGGATGAACAATCCCAGAACGCAATTTTGGGGATACTTGCGGAACTGGATAGCCTTGAAGCCTACGATGGGCTTGCAGCAATCGACCGAGTTGCATAGAATCACGCATGCAAGTGATTTGCGTGGCTGTTCTGATTGCGGACCTCATGTCCTTCGTGGACGAGGGAATACTCGCCGGGCCAATTGCCTGACCATGCATCGGGCGCGACAGACGAATTGCGCCTTTCATCCATTTCATGTCGGAGTAGAGCAGCCTGGTAGCTCGCCAGCCTCATAAGCTGAAGGCCGCAGGTTCGAATCCTGCCTCCGCAACCAATCGGGAAGAGCTGACATCTATGCGCCCATTCTACGGCGAGGCTTCCCGAGCCCCGAGTGAGGAACAGCCGTAGAGCCCGAGGTGCGTGGCTCGCTGAAATCCGGTGCGCCGATCATCTCGGCTAGGGGCATTCATTCGGGCCATGGCTCGATAGGCCGAAGTGCGGTGACCGTAACCACGCGGTGTCGCGAGTAGGCCAAAACGGGAAGGCAGCGGCTCAGCCGTACGGTAGATTGACGTAAAGCGCCGTGTGCTCTTTAACGAGCGCTGTTCATCAGCTAGGGCACGGAGATGCATCCGATCCGTTTACGCGGGCCTTCCCGACCAATTCCTCACCAGGGGACAGGACGGCGGATAGTCATTCGTGAAGGTTGGGGTTCGTGCTCGGCCGTTCCGTCCTGAATGCAGCGCAGGAAAGTTACGGACCCGAAAGCCTGCGCCTCTACGAAGGTCCAGTTATAAGGTTTCCGCGAGGGCGGTATAACCGAAGCCGGTAGATTATCATCATTTGATCGAAACACGGGGAAATCCCGTGACTGGGCGAAAAGTCGTGCCGTTTCAATGGCTTGCTTTTTGACCGTGTTTTGATTGATCGTATACCGATCGGCATAACTGCTGGTCGGGTCTGAAGTTATCCGCATAGTTTTGCGACGACCTCTTGCGCATCTTCTCTAACCGTTAGATGAGCAAGCTTCCCATCTGCACTTGCCGCTGCCACAAGAATGTAGGTTTGATTTTCCCCAGCTCTACGAACGGCTACGACAAGGGCCGGATTCACGTAGACTGGGTTATTAGTCAGGCCGGCCAGAGAAAATTCGACAAATCTCATAGTAGAGTCCTCTTGGGTTTATCGCCGCCAAGGTTTGATTTGCCGGCCTCAAGAGATTTGCCTGCAACCGGTGATAAGGCAAGCTAAATTATGCGCCCAATGCCGCCAGAGGACATGCTTGAGCATGAGGCCATTCGGTTTGAACCGGCCCCCGATCTTCTCGAATGGGCACGCTCCACTTTCATTGATGAGACAGCCGACCTCGTAAATGAGGATCACGCTCATCTCCGGGTCGCCACCATCGGCATGCTCTGGACGAACGTGGAGAACGGCAGGAACGGCCGTCGCATCATCGGTCAATGCGAAATGGGATTGACGCCGGCCGGTAAATGGTCGCGTGCCAGGGTCGAACTCCAGCTTACGCAATGGTTCGGCGCGGTACCTGACTTCGTCCTGACCTTCGACGCCCACTATGCGGCGATCTGCTCAGATGCCGAGTTCTGCGCGTTGGTCGAGCATGAGCTTTACCATGCCGGACAAGAGCGAGATGCTTTCGGTGCTCCGAAGTTCCGCAAGATGACCGGCCTTCCAGCGTTCACCCTTCGCGGACATGACGTCGAAGAATTCGTCGGTGTCGTTCGTCGCTATGGGGCAGACGCCGCGGGCGTACGCGCAATGGTCGACGCCGCCAATCAAGAACCCGAGATCGCCAGAGTGCGGATCGCACATGCATGCGGCACCTGCCAGCTTAGGGTCGCGTAACTGACCGGAGCCTGACAATCGCATGGCCAAGGGCACGCTCAAGGAAGAGGTGAAGACATTCATTGTCCAAAGCCTCGCATGCTTCGATACGCCTTCCGTCGTTGTCGAAGCGGTCAGGAAGGAATTCGGCGCGACGATCACGCGCCAGTCGGTTGAGGGGTATGACCCGACCAAGAAGGCCGGCAGCAACCTCGCGGAGAAGTGGCGGCTGCTGTTCGAAGAGACGCGCAAGACATTCCTCGAAGATACCGCGTCGATCGCCATCAGCCATCGCGCCGTTCGTCTCCGCGCTCTTCAGCGCATGGCAGAAAAGGCGGAAAGTCAGGGCAACATGGTACTGGCATCGTCGCTCCTGAAGCAGGCAGCGGAAGAAGTCGGCGGCGCATACACAAACCGGCGCGAGATCACCGGCAAGGACGGCAAGGACCTGCCGACGCCTGTCTCTCCGGTGACCATCTTCCAGTTGCCCGACAATGGCAGGGGATGAGAAGGGCGCGGCAGCCCAAACGATCATCCGGCCGCAGCCAGGGCCTCAAACAACCTTCCTCTCATCCCCGGCTGATATTGCCATCTATGGCGGTGCAGCGGGCGGCGGTAAGACGTGGGCTCTCCTCATGGAGCCGCTGCGCCATGTCAGCAATCCAGGCTTTGGCGCCGTCTTCTTCCGCCGCAACCTGACGCAGGTCCGGAATGAGGGCGGTCTCTGGGATGAAAGCGAAAAGCTCTATCCGCACCTGAGCGCGCTTCCGCGATCGGCGCCAGATCTGAGCTGGACTTTTCCGTCAGGTGCAGGCGTCGCCTTTGCTCACCTCGAGCATGAGAAGACGATCTACAATTGGCAGGGCTCGCAAATCCCACTCATCTGCTTCGACGAGCTGACGCATTTCTCGGCAAAGCAGTTCTGGTACATGCTCAGCCGAAACCGTTCGATGTGCGGTGTCCGTCCCTATGTGCGGGCGACCTGCAACCCGGACGCCGATAGTTGGGTCGCAGAGTTCATATCGTGGTGGATCGATCAGGAGACAGGCCTTGCGATTCCGGATCGCGCCGGCGTTCTTCGCTGGTTCGTTCGCATCGGCGATACGATC